GAGGATCCTTTACGTCGTAGGCAACGTCGAGCGCTTCAATCATTGCATCAAATGCGCTAGACGCGATCCAGATCGTTCCTATCGTGCCCAGTGAGAGCCATACGCGGTGATTTGTGCCTAGCACGTCCAGCAACACCGCCTGCACCATAGGCGCTGTTTGAGCGGGAATCAGGGTGAATATCAGCGCCAAAATGCTTGTGTATAAGCTGGGGAATGCAAGCGATGCCACTGCCGCGAAAAAAAGAATCAGCGCAGGGAATACAGATAAAACGAGGTAATAGGAAAGCGCTGCTGCCATCTGAAGCGTGCGATTCTCCACTATGTCGCAATAAGTGGATCTAAGAGCGCGCTTTAGGCCTGCCCATGTCACGCCGTCTTAGATGCATGGCCGCGAAACGTCGGCTACTTTCATTTTGAGACTGGCGGCGGACCCAAAGTAGCCCACTACCAGTTCTCCGTGGCCCGACCACTGTAGTAAAACTGTAGTAGTTCCATGTTCAAAACGCGGCAGATCGGATCATAACGGTTCCCTGGAGGTATCTTAGAGATGCAGCACCCCCGGATCGCTGTGGGTTCGGCGGGGAATGCAATTTGCAGCCTGGGCACCACGCGGTTAACGAGCTTTCTGCTACACGCTGTCCTTTCCGGTCAGCAACCACTCGATAGTTTTTCCTGATCTGCGCGCGAATCGAAGAAGTATCTCTGCGCCAATTTCGCGCCTTCCCTGCATCTTGAAAGCCGGCCCTGGCTGATCTTTAGTGCGCGCGCAAATTCAGCCGGGACGGTCTAAACCCAACTATATACAACATCATTTTGCCCGCCTACAATGTGCTGATCGGAATCGGCGTTCCGGGCTTTTCGGGTTATGCCCCCCCGCCGACCGGGGAGCCGCCGCGCTTGCATGGTATAACTTTGTCAGAATGAACTCGGCAGTCAGAATGACGCCCTGCATGGCGGCTGGAATTACGAGCACGATCTGGACGATGCGCGATCTACTGGCAGCTGAGAAACTTCGAGCAGTGCAAATGCGTAAGCGGTTAAATGATCGGATCAAGGAACTCTGCGCGAAAGCAGTAGAAACTCCCGTATCTCCCGAACTTGAGGAAATCCTCCAAGAATTACAGAAGGCGCTCCATGAGCATTCTGAGCAACTCAGGGCAATGGCAGGCCAGTATTCGGAGCCCTCGAATCGGCGGACCGCCAAGAAAGATTAGCGACAACGGATTAGATCAGTACCGCCGACAACGAGGGCGCACGCATCGCCGCCACTCGTTTCCAAAAAAAAGATGAAAATTGAGGATGGCTTGTAGTAATGTGACGGCTTGAGCCGTCTCAAGCCATGATTTCCTCGGAATCAAGCCACATTCAAAGCCTGACGGTTTAGTGGCTTGGACCGCTCGGCTGGCCCCCTCGTCGGAAGCGACTCCGAAGTGATCCGCTGAGGGCGAACCCGCTCTCTGGCATTTATGCATGATGCGTTCAAAGAAGTCCGAGCAAATCATTGAAACCATTCTCCGCGTTATCCCGTTCAGACGGGCGCCCCACCGTCGGGGCCGCCGGAACCATTCTCCGATTGGGCGCGCGCCTCTTCCAGCTTGATCAGGCGCTGTTCATGGTCTGTGAACCGGATCGAATCCGTGATCGATTTCAAAATCCGGACGAGCGTGCTCGCGTCGCTTCGTGACGTTTCTCCGGAGTAGACCTCGTCGAACAATCGCTTGTTCATCTCGTGCACCGACTTCATCGTATCGAGAGAGGGCAGCGGATCGGCTGTCTCCGCAGAGACCTGCCGCTTGCTCCGGCCGCCCTTCCGTCCCAGCTCCGATGCCAGGTTCGGATCGCCGTGAAACAGGCACAAACCATTCGCCCTCGCCGCCGCGCGGCAGGGCTTTCCGTCCTTCGTCTTGGCTCGGCATTGACTATGGTGGCGCGCTTTTTTCACATTTCCTCCTTTTCAACATTCATTTCTGCAGACCTGCCAGACCTCATTCAGAGTCGTCACCTGGGTCGCGCTCTCTAGCGCCGGCCCTCACGGTAGCGGCGATCTATTCCTCGCTGGATCATCTTGATCCGGCGGCGTGCACTTCCCCCGTAGTAGAAGGTGGTGGGTTTATCTTCCTCCTGCACCTCGTGCGTCATCTTCGTGTACCGCAGCATCACGTTCGTGGCAGCGTCGTCCGCCGATAGGCCCTGCTTCTGCGCACTCTCCATAAACGTCTGCACTTCCTCCCCGAGGCGCCGCTCCAATGATTTCCGCGTGGGCTCGGGCTGCATCATCAGGAAGTACTTCATGGCGTCGCGCGCATGGTTGTCTTTGTCGATGATGGCTTCGGACGTATTGCGGCTGAGAAGCTGCTGGGCCGTCAGTTTGGCCCGGCGCGCGACCATCAGTTCCCACAGCAGGTTCGGACAGCCCCAGCTATTGAGTCCCGGCTGGGGCTTGTCCGCGTAGAGCCCTTTGGGGCAGATGATCCGCACCGAGGGTGCGCGGTGTTCCAAATCCGACCAGTGGGAATGCAGCCTCAGCGCGAAGCTTACGTCGGAAGCGTCGCCGCCGCCGAAGGGGACGAGATTGGTTATGTCCTGCTCGCGGTAGAGGTCGGCGTAGGACTTGGCGCGCTCAGGCGCGTGGCCTGGGCGCTGCTCCTGCTGCTGGGTCATGGGAAAGATGCTGCGGTCGGATTGGATGCCCAGCGAGCCTGTCTCCATCCGCTCAAAGTCGTACATGCCCTTGATCTTCGGGGCGTGCTGCCAGATCTCCAGGCCGGGCATGTAGTACTCGCCAGCGATGATGATCGTGCCGTCGAAATCGACATAGGCGCGCAATAGGCACGTTGGGTTGGTCTTGCCGTGATCGAAGCCCCCGCCCACTTCCCACCCCCGGCATCTCTCCACGATGTCGGCAATCTCCTCCGGATCTTCGATGACGATCTTGTTCCAGTAACTGAGCAGCGTGTCGGCAAACACGCGCTCGCCGCCGCCCGCTTCGTCCACAATTTCCTGCTCGCGGTCCCACGCAGCCTGCGAAGGATATGCTTTACGCTCCGCTCTTTTCCATTCAGGGCGGAGTCGGGGATCGCGATCGGGGTGGGCCGAATAGTCAAGCCTAGCCACATTAACGCCATTGGCAGTCTTTCTTAGCGTCAAGCCGCGCATGACCTCCAGCGAGGTTTGCGCTGGCAGAGTTTTCAGCCGGTCAGCAATCTCTTGTGCACGCGTCATTACTCCTCCTTATTTCGCACGATATCGTGCCGGAAATCCGAGTACCAGCCTGGTCCGGCCGAAGAGTTGAAAATGATCTTTCCACTCACCGCAGCCAGTGACTCGGCGTAGCATTCGCCCGCGTCGGGCTGGAAGCTCGATTCATCGTTGAGATATCCGAAGGGATGATAGGAGCGGATTTGATTAGCCCCGCCAGGGATGCCGATGATGTAGCTTCCATTGGCGAAAAGAAGTTCGAATCTGGACTGCCGCGCCATCGGCTTTGCGAGTGGGATTTCCTCTCTGATACGGGGGTCGGAGTTGGTCCAGAGGGTTTTGCCGTATTTAACAAGCTGGGCTGCTTTATCTACCGTCTGCGTCTGAAAGAGAATTCCGCACGAGGGCATTGTCATCGCAAAGCGTTCGAGGTATGCGACGCACAGCCAAGACAGCATCATATCGCGAGACTTTTCCCACAATGTGATGCGCGCCAAGTCCATAATCTCGACGCCATGCTTGAAGTATTCGTACTGAGGGAACGGTTCCATCGGAGAGGGCCGCCCCTCTTTTTCAAAATGCTCGTTATAAGTTTTCGTATGAAGCGTGATCCAGATCAGAGGGTCGTGCATCGCCTTCAGGACCCAAGGAGAAAAGCCCGAGTTCCATCTTCGCCGGGCGTCCTCCTCACGAGCCTTCTGTTGTTCCAATTGCCGTAATCTGCGTTCAATCGCATCCATTGCGAAACTCTCCGTCGCAAAATCTCAGCACGCCGCTCAACGGTGAGGAGCACTTTCTAGCTGCGCACCGTGGAAGGCCATGCCGCCTTTCCGCCTTAGACAGACGCGCTATACGTCTAACTGATTTTTTGGGGGAAGGTTGTCAGCGCAGGCGAAGCGCG